GCGGGTACCCCATTGGTTGCCCACTCGAATTGCTCGGTTTCGTCAATGATAAACCAAGCGGCAGCCCCCATATCGGTCATCATCTTCTCGGCACGTGTAAGGGCTTTTTTGTCGCGGGTATTTGTCTTCATTACGCGGGTAGGTATGCCATATATCTCGCACAACTCCGACCAGCAACTTTGCGCAAAACGACTGAAAAGTATATGTGGTATTGCCTGATTGATAAGCCCTAAGTCGCCCGCCTTGCCAAAGTCTAACAACCACGTGCCGTACTCAGAAGCATTTATATAGTCTAATCCCTTATCATCGGTATAATCTTTTAGGATAATACCCTTTTGCGGTATCACGTTTTGGCGGGGTACTAAAGTTACTTCTACATCCGAAAAAGGCACCTCATTACTGCCCGCAGGTGCTACCTGCCGATTGAGCTCTATAAGGGTATAGCCAAAGTACTCGCTGTCTAAAATGTGGCTTATAATCTCATTAAACCACACGGACTTTTGTAATGCCTTGGTCAGCTCTTCGTGTGTCTCACCATTAGCCTTCTGTATGCTGAAGTTTGCCGAAATAGTCTTTAGCTTTCGGTTCTTTATTTGTGAGGTAATATGCGCGTCAAGCATCATATCACGTACGAGATTATAGTAGGGGAACGTTTTGGGGTTCTCTACGTTCTCTGCCATTGCCATTGCATTTTTCCACGTGAGTACATCGGCACGGGTACGCGCCATTGCCTTGGGGACAATATTGCGGGTAGGTTGCAAAGTGTTTTTCCCCACCCCAGCCCTCCCCGAAGGAGAGGGAGCTTTTTTCTTATAGTTTTTATAGGGTTTCATTGCTTGTATTTTCCTTTAACATTAATACCTTTCTCGGTGATTTGTAGTACTTCGGCACTAAAGCCGTCTGCTTCTAATTGGATGCGTATATGCCTATCAAGGGCGCGGGTAATACTGCCATTCTGTGCCTGCTGAATATTACAGCCCGTAATAGGCGACTCCTTCCATTCTCCTTGCTTGGAGAGCAAAAGGAACTCCACGTGTTGGGCAGTACTTAATGGTTATTAACAATCTTTAAACTCCATTTTAAAAAGTTTTTTTCGTTTTTGTTTAGAGATTTAAAAAGTTTTTGTACTTTTGCGGTGTAATAGGCTATCCTTTACAACTCGCGGGGGGAGGGCGCTCCTGCCGCTACCAGAGTAAAGCCTTGATGTTTAATTTATTAGACATTAAGGCTTTGCTTATTTTAATGATTCTAGCTTTTCAACTACTTTTAAGTAATCATTTAATAACTCTTCTTTTGTGAAAGAAATAGCTTTATTAGTATTGATAAAATACATTTCTTTCAAAAAATCAGCTCTTTTATAATTTATTATTGTTTTGTAATATCATTTGTTAACTAACCTTTAAACTCTGTAATATCATAAACAACACTTCCTACTCCTTGTGCTTTTGCGTACTCTAAATTCTTTTGATGCTTGTATAAAATAATGTAGGCATATATTTACACTCACTTATAGTTAAAGAGGTGGAGTAGCTTAGTGTTTGTATTTTTTGAGTTGGGTGAGGAGGTTTTCGATGGTGGTTTCGAGTTGTTTGATGCGTTGTTGTGCGGTGTGTAGTTCTTCGATGGCATGGGCGTATTTTTGGGATAGGTCGTCTATCATTTGGCGGTAGATGTGGATTGCTTTATCGACGTTGTCGAGTTCGGTGGTTTGTGTTTCGGCTTGTTGTTTTCGTCGTCCGAAGAGCCAGCCTACAAGTGTGGAAAGGAATAGGCTGATGAATGCTAATAGGGGTTCTTTGAGTGTTTCCATAATATATTGATTTGTCGATTTGCCAATTTGCTGATTTGTCGATTTGTCGATTTGCTGATTTGTCGATTTGGTGATTAGCAGATGAGCCAATGAGTGCGGTGCAAACATTGGCTCATTGACACATTGGCTAATTTTCTAATTTTAGAGGGTTATTTCTTTTTTGGTGGTGTTGCTGGGGCGGTCGGTGGCGGTGAGGGTGATTTTGGTGCCGGTAAGGGTGGCGTTGGCAGTGGTGGTGGTGTATTGCCATTTGCCATTGACCAGAGTGGCGTTGCCTTCTTCGAGAGGGCTGCTGTTGGCGGTGGTGATTTTGACCTTCATTGTGGTTATTTTGAAGGCGTCGCCGGCTTCGATGATGATTTTCTCGCCACTGGCATCGCCTGTGTAGTTGCTGGTGTCTACTTTGGTGATGACCGGAGGGCGGAGGTAGTCGGTCATTGCCATATTGTAGGGTGATACGTTACGGCGTTTTTTGGCTTCGGTGGTGTAGGCTTCTTTTAGGGTGGGGTCTAAAAGGGCGTTTTTGGCATAGGTGGCTGCTTGGGTGAATTTGGTTTGTTGTTGGATTTGTTTGGGTGAGGGTGGTGCTGTGCGCACGGGTGGTGTGGCGACGATGGTTTCGCCTGCGCGTTGGCGGTATACGAATATTTTGCCGACTTTACCGCTGAGTCCTGTGATGGCGTAGTTTGCTTTGCTTTTTCCCTTTTTGATTTAGTTTTTTTGGTTTGACGATGCAAAGGTAGGGTGGGAAATGGGGGGTTGCAAATGGTTGTGAAGTAGGGTGACAGGGTTGTAACGAATTGGTGGATTGATAAATTATTTGTACTTTTGCGCTTTGATAAAAAATAAATAAGAAATGAGTGCATTGGGCATTTTAGAATTGGATAAGATACATCAGGGGGATTGTGTGGAGCTTTTGAGGAAGTTGCCTGATAATTCTGTTGATTTAATTTTTGCTGATCCTCCATATAATTTGCAATTGCAGGGGGAGTTATATAGGCCTAACCAGACGAAGGTGGATGCGGTGAATGATGCTTGGGATAAATTTGCTTCGAAGGAGGATTATGATTCTTTTACGGAGGCTTGGCTTAAGGAGTGTTATAGGGTGTTAAAGGATACGGGGAGTATTTGGGTGATAGGTACTTATCATAATATTTATAGGGTGGGTGCTATTATTCAGAATATTGGTTTTTGGATGCTTAATGATATAGTGTGGGTGAAGAGTAACCCGATGCCTAACTTTAAGGGGACGCGTTTTAATAATGCGCACGAGACGCTGATTTGGAGTACTAAGTCGCAGAAGTCGAGATATACTTTTCATTATCATTCAATGAAAGTGATGAATGATGATTTGCAGATGCGCAGTGATTGGTTTATTCCGATTTGTTCGGGGGAGGAACGTATAAAGGTGAATGGGCAGAAGGCGCATTCTACGCAGAAGCCTGCGGAGCTTTTGTTTAGGATTATTCTTTCGACCTCTAATATTGGTGATATAGTGCTTGATCCGTTTTCGGGGAGTGGTACGACGGCTGCTGTGGCTAAGCGCTTGGGGCGTAGGTATATAGCTTTTGAGCGGGAGCCTTTTTATATAGAGGTTGCTAATGAAAGGCTTTCGAAAATTACTGCCATAGAGAAGCCTTTGTTGGAATATAGGATTGAGAGGAAGAAGCCTAAGGTGTCTTTTGGTAGTTTGATTGAGAAGGGTTTTATTAGGATTGGGGAGGCTTTATTTTCTAAGAATGGGGGGGTGCAGGCGCAGGTGCTTGCTGATTCGTCTATTTCTTGTAATGGTGAGGTGGGGTCTATTCATAAGGTGAGTGCTTGGGTACTGAATAAGGCTACTAATAATGGTTGGGATTTTTGGTATGTGAATAGGGATGGAAGGCTTGTTAGTATTGATGAGTTGCGTTATGCTTATGATCATAAGTATTTGAAGTCTGAGAAGCAGAAGTATGGAGAGTTGGACTTTGGGAAGCATATAGTGAGTGAATCTAATGAATTTTTTTTAGCTTATGGAAATAATGGATTATAATTTTTTTAAACAGGTTTTTAATGAGACGATTTTTGAGCGTTCGAAGGCGGATTTGCTTTCTAAGATAGCAGAATATCCGAGTAGGTATATTGGGCTTTTTCGTCCTACTAAGCCTAAGGCGAAGATTTTGCAAAATCTTTTGCAATCGCACGAAATTCGCTTTGGAGATGCTTTTGAGCATATTATTGAGAAGTATTTGGCAATTAAGGGTTGTGAACTGCTTTCAAAACGTTACACAAATTCAGATGGTGAGGTGCTAAATATAGACCAATGTTTTAAAAGGGGGGATAAGGTTTATTTTATTGAACAAAAGGTAAGAGATGATCACGACTCTACTAAAAAACGTGGGCAGATAGCTAATTTTGAGAAGAAGCTTTTTGTATTGCAAACTATCTATCCTGAAAATGATGTGATAGGTGTGTTTTATTTTATAGATCCTGAATTGGTGAAAAATAGAACTTATTATAGTGTAGAATTAGAGAAAATGGCGCGTGATTATGGGGCTGAATTAAAGCTTTTTTATGGGCAACCTTTGTTTGACTATTTGGGATATACTGATGTTTGGCAGGAAATATTGGTGTATTTGGAGCGTTGGAAAGGTGATATTCCTGATTTCCCTGAGATTAACTTTGACTTAGAGGCTGTGCATACTTTTGAGGAGATTAAGAACTTAAAGCCTCTTATTTTTAGAAAGTTATTTGATAATGAGCAGATATTTGAAGAGATTTTGCTGACTTTGTTTCCTGAAAAGAAGACTTTGCGGTTACTTCGTGATGAGTTTGTTTCTAAAGATATACCTATTTATAAAACGTTAGCAGAAAAGATAGAGGCTCGTTTATAGTGGTTGGCTGTTAGTAGTTAGCCATTATTAGTAGTTAGCCGTTGGTGGTTAGAGTTTGGATTGCTCTAACTACCAACGGCTTTTTGCTAATGGTTATTTTGTCATTGTTTTGATGATTTGGTAGAGGGTTTTGCGCGAGATGAAGTATTTGGGGTAGATGTGCTTGCGCCAGATGACGGTGATGGGGATGTCGCGCAGGTTGTGGCTGTCGAGTTCTGCTAAAATGGCTTGATATTTTAAAAGGGTGTTTTTTCGCATTTTTATTTTGAATTTTGGATTTTGAATTGCTGGGACTTCTCTTCGGTTAGTGTTCGGTTAGTGTTCGCCTTGTGTTCGGTGGGGCTAACGACTTTGGACTAACGACTAACGACTTTTTCTCGCTAATGATTGTTTTTGCAAAAGTAGGGGGTAAAATGTTAAGTAATGTAAGGGTGGTTTGACAATTTTTTGACATTTTGAAGGGGGGCGTAAAAGGAGGGGCATAATGTAGTAATTTTGCAGTATAAACCTTTAATTTTATAGTAAATGGAAAAGATTTTTGTAATTCTATGGATACTACTCGGTATCTACATTCTTGTACTCCTTATGATATTCGCCGACCTTTGGAGTGGTGTGCGCAAAGCAAAACGTATTGGTGAAGCACGAACCTCCTATGGCTATAGGCGTACCATTAGCAAGATGGCGCAATATTACAACATACTTATAGCTTGTACTATTGTGGATAGTATGTATGGAATGCTTTCTTGGTTTTTAGAAACCTATTACCAAACTTCATTGTGGCTATTTCCTTTTATAACATTCTTTATGGCAATAGTACTATGTCTAATTGAAATTAAATCTATACGCGAAAAAGCTGAAGACAAAGTGCGCTTAGACCGTGCAGAACAAGCTGTTCAGCAAGTTTTTATCAATCGTGAGAACTTAGAGGAAGTTGCTAAAACCATCTCTAATTATATGAATGAAAAGGCTGAACAGTCTGAAAAATCTCAAACCTCTAACAACAAACAACAATGACACCGAAGGAATTTATAAAGCAATACAAGCCTTTTGCGCTGGAAACGGAGCGCAAAACGGGGATTTCGCACCTCTTTACGTTGGCGCAAGCGGCGTTGGAGAGTGGGTGGGGAGAACGTACTTTTGGCAATATGCTTTTTGGAATAAAAGCAAAGAAAAGTACGCCTATTGAGAGCCGACAATTGCTATTAACTACAGAAGTGCTAAACTCACCAACTCCTAACCCGCAACAATTCCCTAAGATTATCAGCATCACTAAGCGTGCTGATGGCAAGTGGTTATATGGTGTGCAGGATTGGTTTATGAAGTACAAGACCCCTGAAGAATGTTTTACTGACCACGCGCAATTCTTTTTTAAGAATAAGCGATATGCCAAGGCGTTGGAGGTGAAAGCAGACCCGTATAAGTTTGCTGAGGAGGTAGCGAAGGCAGGATATGCTACTGCTCCTAATTACGCTGATAGTTTGAAGAAGATAATCAAAACAATAGAAAGTTATGAATAGGATAATTATTGCATTATTAGCATTTCTTACCCTCATAGGGTGTAGGACACGAAAAACGACAATTGAGGAGCAAAAGCAGGAGCAAAAGGAGCGTATTATAAAGTACAAGGATAGTTCGGCTCTTTTTCAGCACAATGCACAAACCTTGCAGCTTGATACGCACGCCTTACAAGAATATGAGGTAACCCTTGAAAGTGATAGGGATAGTGTGGGGAATAGTAAGGAGTTGGTGTATTACCGCATTCGCGATGGTGATAATGAAACTATAAGGGTAAGTGGTGGCAAGGTGAAGATTACGACTAAAAGCAGCCTTTCTAATAGCCTAATAGAGGCGAAGGCTACTCTTACTAATACGGTTATACAAAGCTCTAAGGAAGAGCGAAGGATAAGCGAGGCGATAACGATGGCTTATAAGATAAAAGAAGCGAAAGGAATAATAAAATGGTGGTGGGTGGTGGTGGTTTTAGTGGTGATGTGGATAGGTTGGCGGTATAAGGTGTTTCGGTTTTAAGAAAGTGAAAGAAAAAAGGCTATTAGCGTGGTGCTGATAGCCTTTTTTGATTGGTGATTAGTGAGTGCTCCTGTGGTGATGGTGTTTTTTACGATTTCTGTACCATTGGTATAGTCGGCTCCTTTGCTAAAGATGCCATTAATGTACTTATTCCACCTCCTACTGAGTTGTACAAAACAGGGAAACACCCATCTGCGAAATCACCTTCGATAGTTAAAGTTACTGTGTCTCCTAATTTTATATCATCTGTAACCTCATAAGAAGCTATTGCATAATTACTGTTAGTAATATCGGTAAAGCCGTTGAGTTGGGCTATACCGCGCTCGCCATTGTACTCGGAATTGACGGTGGCATATAGGAAATGGTAATAGCCTGCTTCTTGCTCTATATCTATCTTGGTTTCGGATAGGACAAACTGGGCTGTCTCTACGACTTTGCTTGCTTTGATGTATAGGTAATAGGTATTTGCAGGCTTCTTTCATCATCTCCCAGCTGGCACCTGATTGGGTGACGTTGTCGCAAATATAGGCATTAGGCATTTGCATATTATAGACGGAATACTCATCGCCTACGGCTTATTCCAAACTCACGCCCTGATAACATACCACTTTCAAAGTATATCACCATCTTTTCTCCCTTGATTTGGAGGTCTGAAAAGTTGAGGGCTTGAGGTATGGTGGTATCGGTGAAGTCGTAAAAATGTTTGGCTTTATCAACCTCAAATACGGCTGATATAGTCCCTTTTCGCTTAGGATATATATGTGAGAGGTCAAGGCTTTGTTCGTTGATTCCTCCCCCTGCCCCTCCAAAGGAGGGGTTTTTGGGGTTCTTAATGGTTATAGATAGCCCTTTGTCATCTGAAACGAAGGTTACGCCTTCATAGGTGTACTCTTGTGATTTGGGTAGTAATAGTTCTTTATTGCCGTACTTAGAGCGGTCGATATTGCGTTCGCCTCCTTGTACGTATAAGCGTGTAATACGACTTTGTTCAGTGGTACGACTTACACCTGTTTTAAAGCCTTTGCCCTTGCCATATTGTAGTGGTAGGGGATTGTTCTTAAAATACTCTACCTTTCGCAGATGTATGGTTTTGCCGATAATCTCGTATTCGGTCTCAAAGGCTTTGGCTATCATATCCAAGGCTTCGAGGCAGTTGTTGTGATTGTAAGAAACGAGTTTTTCAGAGGCTTCAATAGTAGTTCCGAGCGTCCAGCCGCTATCTATCATATTGAGACAATCTACCAATATCTGAATATGGTAGCGTGGTGAAGCGGTGAAGGGGAATTTGAGGGTCTTATCGTTGGGGTTACGAAACTTGTAGTTTTTGAGGTTTGCTCCCTCGCTGTCCATAGTGAGGGTATATTCGAAGCTGAAGCTGTTATGTTTTACGATTTTAGCGGGCTGGTTGAGGGTGTAGCGTTCGCCCTGAAACTCGCACCACGCTCCTGTGGGGATTTCGGTATAAGTGGGTAATGAAAAGTATAGGGTAAGGGTGTGTTCGCCCATTATAGAGCGATAACGGTAACTTTCATCAGTAGAAAGTATATCAAGGCGGTTTGTATTAAAATTGATTTGCATAACTCTGAATTACAAGTGAGGCAAAGGTACGTTAGTATTGATAGGATATTAGCAAGGAGGTTTGACAATTATTTGACATTTTTATACAAGGGTGAGGGTAAGGGTAAATTCTACCTTAAGGGTATTGCTGGTGGTTGTGAGGTGCTCTTTTACTTCGTAGGTGGGCAGGAGGGTGTTTTGGGTTTCTTCGAGTATATAAATGCCATATTTGGACAGGTCTGTACCGTCTATAGTGAAGCCTGAAGGGGGCAGGGTGGCATTGGGGGCGGTGTAGGTGTAGCCTTGTAGGGGGGTGGTAGTGTCGTACTCTTTGCCATAGTACTCTGCCCAATCGTTTGAGGGTAGTTTTTTAAGCAGGGGGTAGCAAAGAAGGTCTTTGTAGTTAGTGTCTAATAAGTGGGTTTGGTAGGTGGTTTGTATGTCGGTGTTATTTATTTTCATATTTTTGTTGTTATTTAGAAATATTGTTGTATCTTTGCATTGAAATAGAGAGTCAGAGGGTAGGGACAACCTTATTATAACCCGCCCACTGTGGAACTTTGAAATAGAAGGGCGTGCTCTAAATAAAAGGTTAGCTATGGTTGAGCTAACCTTTTACTTATATAAAATCACTTCATTATCGGCTATAATTACTATATTTTCAAAAATATGGTTACTATATGCTTTAAACATTTCTAATCCTTTGGACATTCTTTCTTTGCTATATGAGTTTTCGTTTGGAAAATATAATATAGCTGTTTTAGCTTCTTTAATTTCTGAATGTTGTAATGCTTTTTTTATAGTATTCTTTCCGTTTCCTAATATAGTACTTATATCGCAAGGAGAATTGTTAAGATAACCATCAATATGCTTCATTCCGTCAATAACTTTTTCTCCTTTATCAGGAAGTTCTTTTTCTAAAATAATCTTATGTCCGTTGTTAAATAAAATGTCTCTTGCTTCTTTTTCATAGTGTCCTTTGTTAGGGTCAAAACTATGTAATCGGTGTGAGGCTTTAAGACCTCCTGTTTCTTTATTAAATTTCACATCTGTATAGTTTGGATTTTTTAAAAGCTGCTGAAAGTCTTTTAGTCTTTCTTGTATCTTATTTGTATTATCTGCTGATGTTTTATTAGCCTCAATAAAATACGGCTTTGTTTTCCAATTCTTGAAGCGGTCTTTGTTATCGGATACCCATTGCTTATAGTTATTTGGTACTTCGGCTACGTAATTAGACGAACTTTCAGGGGGCAAAGTTTCATCGGCTTTGAGTTCTTTGATAAGCTCTTCATCGGTTTTTAGCAGGGTGATAGTTTTGTGCGTTCTTGCTTAGCACGAGGTTGCCGTATTGGTCTCTGACCCTTCGGAATAGGGCGGTGGGGTTGTTGTTCAATAGATTGCGTACCTCACGGCTTAGTTGTACGGCACTTTTGCCTTCTTTGGTGGTACTTTCTACGGCAAAGGATATGAGGTTGTTATAGTATTTTTCATCTATGTAAATAATCTTTCTTCTTTTATCGACTGCTACCTTGATGAGGGTATCAGGGTCAATGCTGAAGCCGTAATCTTGTCCGTAACCATAAGGAAGTGAGGTATCAAACTCGCCCTCTTCCCAATCGGTGAATATAACCCCTTCGGATACATCTGCCCAGCGACCTATGATTTTTTGTGCGTATTTGGTTTTGTTGAATAGGGATTGACTGAATTTACCTTGCTCATCGGTGGCTTGTGCGAGGCTTTGGGTTTTGAAACTTGACTACTACATAAGATAGCATACCTCCGTCTTTGTCTGAATAGATTACTTACTCTTGTTCTTACATTGTTGTAAGTGTTTTTAATACGGTCTGCAAATCTTTTGAACATAATTAGCTGATTTTAAGTTATTAATATTAAATAAAAAGAGGCTGCAAGTGTGGTTACTTGCAGCCTCTATAGGTTTTTGTTGTTTGTGTTATATAAGTTCTTCCTCTTTTACAAAGTTATCAGTTAAAGGGGGGCGATTTTCATCAGGAATGCTCGTCTTTCTTGATGAGGGTTATCAGTACCGCTTCGGCTTCTTTGAAGCTGTTGTGGTACTGTGTGTTTTTGTCGGCAAGGGTATGCTGACGGAGGTAGTAAGCTACACTGCTGCGGGCTACTTGTAGATGATGCGCTATTTCTTCTTGTGTGCTGCGAGAGTGCTTATGGGCTAATCCGCAAAATAGTTTTTTTATATCGGATTGGCTGAAATGATGCGTCTCTGTGACTGTTTCGAGGGCTTTTTTTATATTGTCAAACATAGGAATTAGGGTTTAGTGATTAAATTTTCAATTATTTGCTTAAACTCCTCAAAGGTGTAGCATACGGCGTAGGTATGCCCCAGTGCGATGACTTTCTTCTGGAAATCTTTTTGGTTTTGCGTTTGGCGATTGCCTTTTACTTTCATTTCGATATAGAGGCTCTTCCCTTGTGGAAGGAGTACTACCAAGTCGGCTACCCCTGATAATACGCCCTCTGCTTTGAGGAGTTCATCAAAAGGCGTTAGCTCTTCATAGATTTCTCTTTCTTTTGCCCACTGATGAATAAGGGGCACGAGTTCTTGGATTGTTAAATTTGGTGTATTCAAAATCTGTTGTTGTTCATTTTTGGGTGTTTTTGTGTTCGGTTTGTCTTCGGTTAGTGTTCGCCTTGTGTTCGCCTTGTGTTCGGTTTAAAATGGTACATCGTCTTCAGGCTTTTTTTTTGCAAATGCTTCATTAGGCGACGCGGTGGGTATTGCGTTGTTGCTCCGCTCTTGTGTGGGCATTCTTGGCACGTTGTACGTTGGTTTTGCCATTGTGCCTGTAAATTCATCATAAGGATAAATGGTAAAGTCGCTGCTATCTACCATAAACTTAAAGGCTTCAAACGGGTAGCCTCGTGTGTATTGCGGCAACACTTCCACTATATCCTTATTGTTCTCATCGGGCTTGAGCAAAAAGACTGTTTCTGCTTTCTTGGTGACGGCACTCCCTAAGTGTCCGGTGGCTTTGGTTACTCCGTAGGCGACGTGGATAATTGTGCATATATGTATCTTATACTGGTCTGCCCACTTGATGAGTTTATGTACGATTTGGTTACTCCATTCGAGGTTATTTACATCGTTCATCAGGTCGGCGATGCCATCGATAAACACCATTTTTGTCTTGCCCTTGTAACGCTCTAATGCCTTGTCAATGAATGCTACACGCTCCTCAGCGGTTAGGTGGCATATCTTGAAGGTTAGGTACTGAGGGTATATTGTACCTACTACTTCGGCAACACCTTTAAAAGTGCGTTGGGCGTAGTAGTCTGACTGCTCAGTGTCGAAGTCTAATACATACTCATCACTCTTGCGGTGGGTTCGTAGTAGAGGGAAGCGATATGCTGCATTGCCGCCGATGTAGGTAGCGCAAAGTTGCGTTTTGAATAATGTTTTTTTGCTCTTGCTTGGTGCGGCTATAACGCTGAAACTGCCTGCTGTCATTACTGTTGTAGGGTAGTAATTGCCTTTGTACTGATGCTCACCGATGCTGATGAGTGTTTCGGGCGGTGGGAGGGGTTTATCGAGGGGTATGTATGCTTTTTCGTACTCGCGGGCGAACCATAAATCATCGAATGGTGAAAGCTCTACTCCTTCCTGAATTTCTTGTACTTTTAGCGACATAATAGCGATAATTTAGTGATTTCGGATTTGATAAAATACTCTATATCTTCACGTTTGTACTCTTTTTGCAAAACAGCGATGCAGTCTGCCATTCGCTCTTTGACGATGTTGTTTTTTGCCTCTACAATGCGGGATATATCTTGTGAGCGATATTCGTCTTTTAGGCTTGTGGTTTGCTCTGCTGGTGTTTTGTTTGCTTCGGCTATTCTGTTAGCTTCTCTTAAGGCTTCGTTATAGTCTTTATAAGCGGTTTCGTATCGCATCATCTTAGTATTTTCGGCTATATCGTCTATCCACCATTCGAGGGGTTTTTGAACGATTTGATGCACGTGTGCTAATATGCCGCTGGCTGTTATTTTTTCGTCTTTTTCTTTAGCGAATAAATAGCGGTTTAGGAATACAAAGCAGAATAACCTTGATAGCAAAGGGTACTTTTCTGTCTGGTATTCTTGTGTTGCATTGATAAACTTCAGTACGGAGTTGAACGCTTCTTTATCATCGGCATTTCCTTTGCGTTTAGCGAGGTATGCAAGCCGACGCATTGCGATGTCTAAGTCGATTGCGTTTTTGCTCATTTTTGTCGGTTTTTAGTTGTTAGTTACATTCTACAAGTCGCCTACGTTGCGCATTACTCCTTTTTTGCTGCTTTTTTGCCCTTTCTGTGGGCTTTCGTTATAGAGCTGGGTATTTGTTAGTCCTGCGTTATAAAACTTGCTAAAATGGTCTGTTTCTAACATTTTGTCAGGCGATAGGGTGAACTGTGGGTAAATCTCTTTCTGAATGAAAACGCCTTTGATGGCTAAATCAATCTCTCGTTGGGTGTATGTTTTAGCGACATCAATGAGGTTTAACTTAGACTGTCCAAGTATAGCTACCTTGCCTATCACTCCTGCCTTGTAATGTTTTTTAGCATCATTCCAACGTTTGGCGAACCAAGCCTCGAGTGCTGGTAAGTTTCCTTTGAAGTCTTCGTAAGCGTTTAGGGGCTGTTTTTCGGCTTCAGGATTTTCTTCGTGCGCACCCGCTTGTTTGTTTATTTGTTTATATAAATCATTATCATTATCATTATCATTAGGGTTATCTTCGGTTATGTTGGGTAATGTTGGGTTATCTTCGGTTATCTTTAGGTTATCTTTTTTATCGTAATAAGGATTAGATTTTCCCTTCACAAAATTCGGATTACCTCCTTTTTTTCCATTCTCCTTACTAACCGCTAATTTTTTTTGATAACTTTCAGAAAACGCATCTAAATCTAATTTGATAAACTCAAAAGCCATTTCAACTTTCTCATCTGTTGAGCCTGCATTTGCCCCGTTCTCCACATATTCAAATAACATTTTGAAAAGAACGCCTGCCTGCTTGTCGGACAATTTATTGACCACACTTCCGTATTTAGTCTTTAGAATAAATGTATCTTTCATAGTTACATATTTATTGTTAAAAAAACTCCCCTTGCCCTTGACTTGCTCTCTAGACAATGGCACGCCAAATAATAACGCTCACCAAAGACAAGGGGAGACAAATGAATGAAATATTAGAATAAGGTTAATTGTCGTTGTTTCTCGGTTATTGTATTTACATTCTTAACAGCGGTTTCAAAGTACTTGTCTTTAAGCTCTATCCCTATACCATAGCGTTCTAAACTAACAGCTTGGTATATTTCGCTGCCTATCCCTAAGAAGGGTGTAAATACCGTTTCACCCTTATTGCTCCACATCTGCACACAACGCTTAATGACTGACAATTGTAGCGGGGCAATATGCTTCTCATCGCCTAAATCGGTAGCCTCTTTTTTGCCATTGAGTACATCGGTACGCTTAATATCAAACCACGTATTTACTTTGTAATCTTCCATTACCTTGTGTAGATGGTCTATGTCGCTCTTCTCTACATTCCAAGTTGGTGATGCCCAATGTTGCCAAACCTCTAAGGGGAAGTTGTTTTTATTCTTGTTGTTAATTGGTGTCCAAGTTTCCTCATCGCCTTCCCACTTGCGAAATATGGTACAATATTCGGGCAGCCCCACGCCTGTATAACTACTATCCTTGCGAAGCTGTTTATATAGCAGGCGTTGCGTTTTGGTGCGCTGCATTTCTAATACGGGGTCAGTCCAGATGTTCACTTTTGAGTGGTATTTAAAACCTACCGCTTCAACGGCCCTATGGTGGTCGCCTGTGAAGTCGTACAGCCCTGTGTAGCCACTTGAGTTCTTATATACAGCTAAATCTTTGGTATGACAAACCATTAATCGTCCTGGTTTTAGGATACGGTACAAATCGTGCAAAAGGAATGTATATTGCTTAAAAAAGTCCTCGTGGCTTTCGTTGTTACCCATATCGTGAATGTAGTTTGAGTAGGTAAACAAGGAACTAAACGGGGGGCTGAATATGATTAAATCTACTGATTTATCAGGAATGCGCTTAATCTCTATGCAGCTGTCGCCTTTCATCAGCCAATAGTTAGGCGTTTTTACTTCTTTAAAATCGTAGGAGTTGAGTAGTCCGAAGGCATTGCCATTGATGAATTTATTCATTTGAGCCTGCATTTCCTTAAATTGTTGTTCTTTGCGCTCACGAGTTTGTTTTACGTTTTCCATTGTGTCTGTAGTTATGAAATAGATATTTACTTCTTTTGTTTGTCCAAAGCGGTAGGAGCGTCTGACGGCTTGATATGTCCCCTCGAATGAGAAGTCGAGGCTTGCGAATATTTGATTGTGGCAATTCTGAAAGTTCATACCGAATTGAGCTATCTTCTTTTTGGTTACCAGCACTCTAAATTCACCATTAGCAAAGCCGAGTAATTTCTTTTCTTTGACTTCTGTTTTTTCGCTACCATTCACAGCTACTGCATCGGGGATAAGCGCAAGGGCTTTCTTTTCCTCCTCATTCTGATTTACCCAAATGATAAACGCTTCCTCTGAATTATTTACAATCTCGGCTACTGCTTCCAATCGCTGGTCAAGCGTGTTACGCAATTCCTTTTGGAATTCGGTAGCACTCACCGAGTAAGGGTTGAAAAGCATACCATTATCACGCTTTTTTGTCTGTATTTCCTTTTCAATGTAATTGAGTTTAGGCAGCTCATAGCCTTCAGACTTAAAGCCTATATCCGAAGGTTTGGTAAGCATAGTAGCCCACGAACTAATCCAGCCATAAAAATCGTTTTTAGCGTGCCCTTTTAATCGGTAGTTATTCATACCCTCATCACGCACGAACCACTTAGCACGCATATCCTGAGCGTCTAATACGTTAAGGAATTCTGAGTGATTACCTATTTCGTTCAAGTCGTTAGGACTTGGAGTAGCTGTGCAGCATAATTTGTAAGGGGTGTTTTTAAACTCTTTGATAAGAGCGTTTTTGTACTTGCCGGTGAAGTTTTTCAGTATTGAACTTTCATCAAGCACTACCCCTACGAAATGAGCGGTATTGATATTATCCAGCTGCTCGTAATTGCTGATATACACGCCTTGTAATGGTTCGCTATTGTCATACTTTTGGACCTTGATACCGAACTTTTGCCCCTCTTGTATGGTTTGTCCTGCTACTGCTAGAGGGCAAAGTATTATTATAGGCTTCTGTGTGTGCTTGCTTACTTGGTGTGCCCATTCCAATTGCATTAGGGTCTTTCCAAGTCCGCAGTCGGCAAAGATGGCATACCGCCCCATTCTTAGTGCCTTGCTCACGATGTAACGCTGAAAGTCGAATAGGTTAGGGTTTAATTCTTCATCAGGAAGTTCAAAACCCGCTTCTATTGTCTTTCGCTCCTTTGATTTTAAAAACTCTTGATACTCATTCATTTTGATTTGAAATTAGAGATTTGATAAAGATTTATGCGCACTCAATCTCCTTCAAATCAGGTTATACAAATTAGACGGCTTTTTAGCCATTTGGTAGTGGTTGGTTATTAGGTAGTTATGCTGTTTTTTGGTCGTTTTTCAGTCGTTTTTTGGTCGTTTTTTAGACAGGTTTTAGACATTTAAGTAATCTTAGCCCCCGCTCACGGCTCGAACGTGAGTGCTTGCCTATCGGGGTGCACAATGGTACATTACAACGTTTCTTTGCTCTTATCTATATATTCCTTACAAAACTGGTGGTCTATTACCACCTCTACATTCAGCGTTTTTGCCGATAACAAGGTCATTGTATAAGGAGTTAATTCTTTATCATCATCAGCCACTCGCATATAAGTTTCATAAAACGCTTCGCTTAGTACTTTTGCTTCTTCTGCATTAGGTGCTTTCACTAAAAAACGCATTGGGTAAGATTCTTTATTTACCATTATTTCTACCTCTATCTGATAGAACTTATTTTGCTCCTCATCGCTGTTTTTCTTTGCCAACGATACAAGGGTAAAATACTGCTGCTCTTTGAGTGATTTTATTTCATAAAACCCAATGTAATTTTGTTCGATATAGTCAGTTATAATTACCCTTGCTACATCTATGCTGTTAGCATATAGGTAGAACGTTCTTTTTTTTCGAGAGATTTCCACTACTGCTGTCCATATAGTACTGTTGCCTAATACAGCATCTGCAGTGCGTTGTATTGAACTTAATCGTACATCTTTAATGTTAAGTTCCCCACTCTTGATAAAGAAGTCTATGGTTTGAAAATTCTCATCATTTAATTCTTCGCCCTTAGAAATAATGAGTTCTTTTCGTTCTATGGTTACGACTTCCCCAGTATCCTCGTCTGTAAAATCTTCTTTCCAGCGTCTGTAAAGACTATTCATTAGGTACTTAGATTCTTTTCCTTTCAACAACGCAAGGTCGTTGGAAGTCATTAATTTCTCATTAAATCGGCTTACTGTTTCTTTTTTCATTGCTTATTTTACTTTAAAACTTGCTTATTTACTTTTTTGCGTTAGTTTTTAGATAGTTAGGATTGATTTTTTGCCTTGCTTAACGAGGGGTGAAAATTGATTAATACCCCGTTTTTGCTATTCTTAAATTCTCTTTCTCATAACTCAAAAGACTTCTAAGGGCTTCTATCTGATGCGTACAAGTGCGGTTAATACGCTCCAACCAATCTACAAGAAACTGCTCCTCTTGAGCGATGCCCTTAACTAAGGCATTTTGAGCCGTTGCCGATAGATATTGCTCCTTTGCTATGGCTATGATAGTCTTTGTAATTTCAGCCGTTGTACGTTGGTTATAGAGGTATTTTGCCTTTGCTAACATCTCACCACTACGAGCCATATATACCGACAACTCTTTAATACGTTCCACCATCTCATCTGGGTTATCCGAGCAACTAATCTCTAAGTAATTTTGAATATCTTTAGCCTCTTTTTTTAGTGCTTCCATTTTGTCTTTATTTTGAAAGCAAGGCAGGACTCGAACCTGCTACTATCCCAATCGATACTTGCTTTTTTTGTTTTACCTTAATACGGTATGCCGTCCCCTTGTGCGGGTGCTTGTCCGTAATTGTTAAACATTTGCCCCTGCTGATATTGCGGTTGCCCTTGTGGTGGGTAGGAAGGTTGCGCATATTGCGGCTGCTGTACGTACCCTTGTGGAGCTTGCTGATATTGCATAGGCTGCTGGTATTGTTGCATAGGTTGTACAACCTCAATTTTCCAACCTACAACCGTATTGAAGTACTTAACCTCACCTTGCGGACTTGTCCATTCTCGCCCTTGCAGGTTAAAATGTATCTTAACTATTTGCCCTATTTGCAAGTTATCCAACAAAGCGCAATTGCCTTGTGCAAATTGAATGATAATATCTTGTGGATATTGCCCATCGGTGGTGATAACTAAATCACGCTTCTGAAAGCCATTTTGCCCTACTGTTTCAGTAGCGAATATTGTTTTAATTCGTCCTTGTATTTCCATTATTTTACTTATAAAAACTTCTACTCTTATGCAGCTTTAATACTTCACTGCTTCCCTTTCTGTTTGCCTTGATAAACGCCCGTGCCTGCTGTATGCTAAGGTGTGTATTGATATTGCCGTAAGCGTGCGTATATTCGCCGTTGGCTCGCGCTTCCTCTATTGCCTGCTGTATGTACTCCTCGCAGTAATTATGCTCAATAGCGTAGAGGTCATAACCTTTGGCAGTAATACCCTCCAAGTGTGCTGTATCAGTAGCGTGGAATATCTTTTGCCCACTATTGAGGAATATTCGCCACCCTACATTTGGCACGTCATGATAGAGCTTCACTGGCGATACTTTAAACGCCCCGTAATCGTATAACTTACCTACTTCTAATACATCAATATTAGTGAGCCCCTCCAACCTCTCTAAGAGGAAGTCAGCACAAGCAATGCGCAAGGTAGGTCGCTCGGCTTGTAACCGTTGTAAGGTTTGCAATTTCAGGTGGTCGCCGTGCTGATGTGTGAGTAACACAATTTTCAAAGAACGTTTTACTGCTTCTAAGGCTTTGAGTGTAACGCCGCAATCTACCATTATTGCCTTGTTATAAATCACAGCGTTACCCTCGCTACCTGAACTGATTACTTTTGCTATTCCCATTTGCTTTCTGTTAGGTTATATACCCCTCGTGGGAAGTACTTCATTTCAGGGCATTCATCATATTCAAAAGCCCACTTTAAGCCAAAATGCTCAACCATTACATCTCTGGGGTTTTCGGCTGTTATCTTAATCACACAATCGTGGTCTAATGTTTGTCCATTAAAGCGATA